ATTTGTTACTATTCCATTTCATGATGCTAAACTTAATAATATACGGGTTGAAGTAATGTATTGGCGGAAGGCTAATGCTATTCATAACTGGTTTGTTAATAACTGTATTGATGGAGTTGAATGGTGCAAATATACTGAAGTTCTTATCAGTCAGCTTGTCGAACTTAAGGATATCTGTAAAGAAGTAATAGACCATTCTGCACTTATTTCTGGTAAGATTATTGAAGGTTATACATATACTAAATCTGCTTCTGGTGAAATAACAGAAAATGTTGATATGAAAGATGGATATGTTATATTAGACCCTACTTTTGCTAAAGAACACTTACCTGTTGCTGATGGTTTTTTCTTTGGTTCTACAGATTATGACCAGTATTACCGCCCATTCCATCGTATGTTTGTGATTTTCTTATTATCTGTATATCTTTCATTGTTAGTAAATCATCAATCATACTAATAGAACCTCGCTATAGTATATTTCTCTAAAGCACCAGTTATTTCTATAGGATATCCATAATCATCTAACCCAGTTTCTGTATATGTTTCACTAAAAGGCCCCAAAGAATGAGAACGAATCCCTACTCTTTTAGGTCTTATGTCATAATCGTATGCTATCATCTTACAAGCTATTTTGCTTAATTCTTGAGGCCATTTTACTAAAGATATAAGTATTGGTCTATCTGATGGTTCATTATATAATGTGCAGTCTTCAAGCTCCAATACATTCTTAGTAACATTTTTTAATGTATAATATCCATCATTCAGATAACTTCCATAGACATAAATATCAAATCCTTTAATAAAACCCTCTATTATGAAATCGACATCATTGCAAGTAATAGTTTTCAATGCTGGGTCAAAAGTTACATAATCCTGTAAATCAATATCAGTTGTAAAATAATTGTTAGTTCTCATTACTATAGCCATTTGTACATCTTCTATAAGATGCTTATCTATTATTGTTTGAGCAGAACAGCTTATAGAAGTGTACAAAGTTACCGCAGTAGCAGTAGTTATTGGCATTACTTTAACTCCATATCATTTCGGATTAAGGGCAGTAAATGGCTGCATTATTGCATATACATAGCATGTAGCAGTAGTAGTAATATCCAAATTCAAATAACCATCTTTATTCTTAAACCTAGCAGACTCAAGTTTTTTACCACCAATTACTTTTGTAGAAGATGTAGCAACAGTTATAGTGGCTGTATCACCAATACCTACTTCTGAATAATCATCACCAGCTTTCACTGTTACTACAAGAAGCAGAAGTAGCATAATTCTCAATAACCACAAACAAATTTTCAAAATTTAATGAACTCTGCGCTGTAGTAGGAGCAACTATAATAGAAGCCGTGCTTCCACCAGTATCAGTTTTAGTAATTTCAACTCCAGCTAGAGCTACACTTACCGGTTTTATTGTTTTCGTTCCCATAATTTACCTCCGATTATTCAGAATCTTCTTTAAGATACGGTGTGCAAAGTGCTTCAGGTCTTACAACTTTAGCACCATACAGATACAGTCCCTTAACACCCTGATCAAAATAACTCTCACGTTTTACTGCTTCAATCTTACTAATCTGTCCAGCATAAGCAATAGCAGTATTATTGAAAGCCATAATAGCAGAAACACCAGTTGCAGCTTCAGCAACATTGTTAGATACAATGACTCTGAATCCAAGAGCATCACCAATATAACCACTAGTCATTGCACCATCATCAAATACTTTAGGTACAGCAGTAGCAGAAACACCACCAATTTCAGCGAGAAGTAGTTTCTGATGGAACCAAGGCGGAACAACAATAAATCTATTAGCTTGTGGTACATTATTTTCTGACATATATCTTGATGCAAAAGAAAGTACTTTAATAACACTTCCAGAAGTTACAGTAACAGCAGTAGCTACAGAACCCATATTTGCAGTATTGGTTATTCCAGCATCCTTATAGAATGAAGCAATATACTGATCAACTACATCTGCAATTTCATAAGCAGCTTCAGTCATTGCAGCATTCATAATCTTTGGATTCATCTGTGCAGTATCAATATCATCAATTGTAAAAGAGAAACTCTTTGCTTGGTCAATAGTTAAAATCTTCTGTGCACTATCTAGTTTCTGCCAAGCAATGGCTTCATATTTTGTATAATCATTTACTGAAATTTTACCAATCTCATTGATTTTTACAGAATCACCTACATTTCTAATTTCACCCTCATATTGCCTATCAACTAATGAAGCAAACACAAGAGCTTTCTGAAGTCTAACAAAAAGTTTAGAACTCCATATTATCGGTATAAAATTTTCTAGACCCATATTTATCTCCTTAAATTTTTAATTATACTTTACCAAGAGCTTTATCAAGCTCACCAGCCATTTCCATCTCAATCATTTCTTTCTCCGAAAGTTTAGATAAATCAACTTTATTAGTAGATTTTATCTCATTTCCTGCTCCAGGCTTATAACCACTTGCAAGAAGTTCATTTACTTTCGCAGTTTTTGCATTTTCTATTTCAGTTTTGAAATTGCGAATATATAAATTCGCTTGTTCTACACTTGTAAATGGAATATTATCAATAAAATCTAAACTGACTCCCTCCTTAAATGCCAAATCTTTAATCTGACTTTTAAGTCTCTCCATCTCTTGTTCTTCTTTCATTCTCCTCATATTCTCTTCAAGCTCACGAACACGCTTTTGCTCAGGTGTCTCTTCTGGATTACGTTTCAATAATTCAGCAGCAACTCTTGCGTTGACTTCATTATCAAATGTTTTCCGTTTGTATGTATCCAATGCTTCAGTAACACGTTTGTCCATCATCGGCTGAATTAACGCTTTACCATCTGGTGTATCAAGATAAGCCTTAACCTTATCAGGAGTTATTGGTTCTTCTGGAACTAATCCCTTCAAATAAGTTTTAATAGTCTCATCATCACTGTTTGCTTCCAAAAAAGCTTTTACCTGTTCAAATGTAATAGTCTCATCATTCATATTATTTCTCCTTGTATCCTTCACAAAAATCCTGTAGTATTTTTAATCCTACTCAGATTTCGGAAGTCTTTTTTTCATTGGTCTTCCTCTAGATTTTCTTGTTTTTGAAGTATTTGATTCATTCTGTATAACAACTGGTACAGTAACCAAATCCTTATTTGTATTCTCAACAACAGAATCCTTTTCGCTAGGAACACTATGCAATGCTGCAAGTCTTCTTCGTCTAGCTTCAAGTTTTCTTTGTCTTGCTTTGTTCAATTAAAACCTCCTTTGCCTTTATACGAAAAAAGGCAGAAGACGCTATTCAACATCTCCCGCCTCTGGTTTTTCCAGCCAGCTTTATATCATTAACCATATATAGCACACATTTTATATTTTGTCAAGTACCTCCTATTGTATAGTTTTACTAAAATGTTCCGTGTCCACCGACTCCTTTCTTACATCAACTATAGTTCCATCACGAACAACAAATTTAATGGACACCTCTCCAAACTCCTTTTTCTGCAATTCAGTAGCAATCCAATTAAGATAACAAGAAAGTGAACTTCCTGTAGCAGTTTTATTATTCATTTGCCCGCCTTTTTCTTTCTTTTTTTTGCAGCCTGTGCCAATTTAGTCATTTTCTTGACACCATACTTCTTAATACCAACACTTGCTGCAACTGCTGCTGGATTTTCATATCCAGCTTCTCTAGCTTTCTTTTCAATAGCAGCAAATCGTTTGCCACTACCCAATTTAGGTTTTCTAGCCATTTTAAGACCTCCTCTTACTTCTTCTTAGAAGTCTTTCTAGAAGATTTCTTCTTAGAACCTTTACATGCCATTTTAATATCTCCTTATTTTAATCTTTTAGCTTCACTTAGTGCTATTGCTATTGCCTGTTTCCTACTTTTAACTTTCTTCCCTGAACTGGATTTTAATGTACCAGTCTTATACTCGTGCATTACCTTTTCGACTTTGTTGGATTTACGTTTTTTGCTTGCAGCCATTATTCACCTCCCTTGTGATATTTGTTATACGCCGCGCGAAGTATCCGGTATCGCCGGATAGTTGGCAGCCATTATTCACCTCCCTTGTGATATTTGTTATACCATTCCTGATAGGTCATATAAGGAATTATTCCCTGTTCTCTTGTTCTTCTGTATTTTGGTTCGTGCCCTTCTACAAAGAAGTTTTCAAGACACCTACAGTTACATCGCTGCTCTGGACTTAATCCTTCCCAGTGTGGATATGGAGCAGTTTCACCATTCGGTAATGTATAAAGTCCAGTTTCCATATCCTTTTTCTTTCCATCCATAGCTGCATGGTTGGGTCTTGTTCTTAAATCCAAAACAGCGTCCCATACCATATATCCTTTAACACCATTATCTAATGCCTGATAGTATGTATAATCTGAACCAGCAGTAAGTGCATTCATCCCTTCTGTTCTTACTATTTTTAATGCTCTACTATTTGAAATATCAATAGCTTTTGATAAATCTCTGCTCATAGCTTCAAAAGTTTTACCTTGAGCCAATCCATTCATCAATGCTTCTCTTATTTTCCTTCTAGATACTATTGTATATTCTTTTAATGATTCTGCATAAAATTTATTATTTATTTCTTCAATGGAAAATAATTTTGCTATTTGAGCAGCAGAAGGAATAAGTAAACCTAAATGTATACCAGTAGTCATATCTAAAGCCCACTCATTATAAAAAAATGACTGTTTATACAATTCTGGCAATGCTGTTTTTATTGCATACAAGCCTCTTTTTATAGCAGGTTCCAAGATGTCCAATAATTGTTCCTCTATTGCAGCATATCTATTATATTTTGCTAAATCAGAAGTAGTTAGTATACCATCGATAGCATATTTATCATAAATTATTTTCATTTCACCTTGTATATTCATCAAAGCATCATAATATGCTGCTTGTATTCTATCCTCATACTTTTTCAATAAGGATAGAAATGCTGGAACTATTGTTTCTTTTCTAAAAACCTGAAAATCTGGCATATTAGAATCTCATCCAAGGTTTCACATACCATGTACTCTTATTCAATGACTCTTTCAGCTTCTCGGCTTCTTTAACTAAATTTCTCCGTATTAGTTCATTGTAAAGTACATCAGCCACCTTTACATTATAGCTATATGGAATATCACTGTAAGTTTTAGCCAATTCCAAAAGCACTTCATTACTCGCAAAATGGAAAGAAGTATCGGCTGTATCAGCTTCCCTTTCTAAATCAATTTTATATTTAGTAAGAAATTCTTCATACTTCTTTATTTTGTCTTCTTCACTTTCTACTTCAGAATATGAAGGCATCACATCTACAATAGTTTCATCCGAAACAACTTCCTGTTTTACAGGTTCAACTTCCTGCTTTATTTCATCCAAAACAGGTTCAACTTCCTGCTTTATTTCATCCAAAACAGGTTCTTCTACTTTCTTTGCCATAACATCTCTCCTTTATTCTCCAATTTGTTCACCTTTATCATTAAAAGCTTTTCCTATGGGTTTACCTTGCTCATCAAAACTTGACTTTGCACCAGTCATATCATATAATGTTCCTATAGGATTACCTTTAGAATCCTTCTTTGTCTGCTCTACACTAGGCATCATATTCTCTCTATCCTGTTCCTGCCTTCTTAGTTCCTCTTCTGTATTGGGTACAATGTCATCAGGCATAAAATCAGTAACAAGATAAGAACTGAATCCTGCTGCCTTCAATGCCTGTGCAGTCTGTGCAAATTCCAGTACATTCAATGGTGTGTTCCGTTTATGAGTTATAACAATATCTTCGGACTGACAATATGGTCTACCCAATACTTTATAGACATTGAATATCAGATTCATTCTTTCATACAATCCAGTATCAAAATCAGCTTCAGCCGAAGAAACAAGATTCTCAAAGTCAAATAATAGTCTTTGAATTGCTATACCAGAAGCACCACTAAACTTTTCTACTGCAAAATCTGGAACATGAGACTGTATATGAATCTGATTTTTTACTAAATCTGTCATAAACTG